CTCATGATGCAGCAAGCCAAATCGCTGTGAACTACGTAGAGTCAGGAGGTGCGACTAACTCGGGCCTTACAATTGCAAAACTTAGAAAAGCGAAACAGTTATTGGACGCGAATGAGACTGATCCTTCAGATCCAAGATACATTATCGTAACTTCTAAGCAAGTCACTGATCTGTTACAAACTACTGAAGTAACTAGCTCTGATTTTAACTCAATCAAAGCTCTTGTTGCTGGTGAAGTTAACACGTTCATGGGCTTTCAATTCGTAAGAACTGAAAGAGTTGCGACTGACGCTTCTTCTCACAGAAGAGTAATTGCTTATGCTAAAAGTGGTCTTCTTATGGCTGTTGGCGCTGATATCAATGTTGATATTGGACCAAGAAGAGACAAAAGAAACTCTACCCAAGTATATTGTTCAGCTTCTTTCGGGGCAACTCGAATGGAAGAGGGCAAAGTGTTAGAAATTAAGTGTGCAGAATAATAGGAGAAAAACATGGCTGTAACAACTCAAAAAAGTACTGAGTATACAAACGCTACGTCGAATCCTGTTGTACAAAATCCTGTTCATGATTATCACGGAAGAGTAAGAATTGCTTACTTTACGCATGATCAAGACGGTGCTGGAGACGCAACATCATCTGTTGCTCTTTGTGCATTACCAGCAGGAAAAGTACGTGTTCTGTTATCATCTTCAAACGCTTATGTAAATTGGACTACTAGTTCAGCTACATTAGATTTAGGATGGGACGCTTACACTAACACAGACGGCAATGCGGTTGCTGCTGATGCAGATGGTCTTGTAAATGGCTTAGACGTAAATACTGCTGGTTACCAAAATTTTGGTGCCAACACTACTGCGACTGGCGGAACTTACCTTTTCGAAAGTCAAGGTGGAGTTGTGCTAAGAGCTACTTCTCAAGATACTGCGATTGCGGCAGGTGACGATCTAGTAGGCTACATCATGTATGTAGTAGACTAATAAACTCAGGCTGAAGGGGCTTAGCTATTGCGGCCCCTTTAGTTAATAAGGAAAAATATGGCGACAACAAAGATAAATATTGTAAATAGAGCTTTAGGCTTGTTAGGACATGAATTTATAACTTCATTAACAGAAGATACTAAAGCTGCACGTTTTTCAAATGAACTATTTGATGATACTAGAGATTCAATATTTAGATTGCACCCATGGAATTGCTGTATTAAAAGAGCTTCATTATCATTATTAGGCAGTACTCCTGCTTATTACTTTACTAAAGAATTTCAATTACCTACTGATTTTATAAGAATTCATCAACCAGAAGATGATACTGTAGAATATAAAATAGAGGGTAATAAACTATTAACTGACCAAGATACTTTTAAATGTACATATATATTTAAAAATACTGATGTCGGTACTTATGATTCATTGCTTGTTGAAGTGCTAGCATTAAAATTAGCTTGTAATTTAGTTATGCCTTTATTACAAGATTTAAGAACATTAGACGCGATGAATAACTTATACTATCAAAAACTATCTGAAGCAAGATCTGCAGACGCTACTGAGGGAACTCCTGACGGAATTGTATCTGATTTCTGGCTAGAGTCTAGAACTTCTGGATCAAGCTTAAGCGATTATAGATGGAACAAATATACGACGTAAAATGACATGGCTGAATCATCACCAATTCTTACAAACTTTACCTCTGGAGAGCTTAGTCCAAGACTAAACGGTCGTATCGACATGGAGAAGTACTACAATGGTGCTTCTAAACTTTCTAATTTTGCAGTATTAATGCATGGTGGTCTTCAAAAAAGATCAGGTACTAAATTTGTACGAGAAATTAAAACATCTACTGGTTCTAATTCAGGAGCTAGACTAATTCCTTTTGTATTTTCTAAAACACAAGCTTATATATTAGAATTTGGTCATAATTATATTAGATTTTTTAAAGATGAGGGTGTTATTGTATCAAGTGGTACTACTCCTTATGAAATATCTACTACTTATACAGCTGCTCAGATTAATGAGCTAGAATATGTTCAATCTGCTGACATATTATACTTAGTACATGAAGCACATCCTCCTAGAAAGTTATCTAGAACTGGACACACATCTTGGACAATTTCTGATGTAGATTTTTTTGATGGTCCTTATGACGCTGCAAATACATCATCAACAACAATGCAACCTTCTGGAACTTCTGGAAATATTACTATTACAGCTAGCTCAAGTGTCTTTACTTCAGATGATGTGGGAAGATCAATAAGAATAAAAAACGGAAGTGATTGGGGATTTGCTAAAATAACTGGTTATAACTCAGCTACTAATGTAAATGCAACTGTAAATGGGGATATGCCTTTTGCTGCTACCTCTGCAAATGCTGACTGGAGATTAGGTTCTTTTTATATAGGTAATTATCCTACTAAAGCAACTTTCTTTGAAGAAAGATTATTTTATGCAGGCACAACTCAGCAACCTAGCACAGTATTTAGTTCTAAATCAGCTGACTTTGATAAATTTTCTCCTACAGAGAAAAATGGCGATGTTTCAGATGATAGTGCATTACAGTTTACAATTGTTTCTGACCAAGTTAATCAAATAACAGGTCTCTATGGTGGAAAGTTTTTAGCAATATTTACTAAGAATGGTGCATTTAATATGTCATCAGGTTCTGCTACTCAGGGAATAACACCTACTACAATTCAAGTTACTAATGAAACAAATGACGGAGCTGCTGATAAGAAAGTATCTCCTGCTTCTAAATCAGTATTATTTATAGGTAAAAATAAAAAACGTTTAAGAGAATTTGCTTATAATATTGATTATGATTCATTTACTACTCCTGATATGACAGTTTTATCAGAGCATTTAGGATATGGTCTTTTTGAAGAGTGTGCTTTTGCTAATTATCCTAATAATATTTTATGGGTGAGAAGAAATGATGGAATGCTTCTTGGTTTTACTTATTATAGAGATCAAGATGTAACTGCTTGGCATACTCATACAATTGCTGGAACTTCGTCAGGTTGTACTATTACTGTAACTGATTATGCTAATATAGCTGCAGGAAAAACTTTAAAATTTACAAAGTCAGATGGATCGACTGTTACTTTTACTGCTACGACAGGGACTCCAGGATCAAATGAGTTTAAAGTACAAACAAATAATAATACTACAGCAGATAACATATATACTACTATTAATGGTCATGCAGATTTTGTAGTAGCTAACCCTGCTGCAAACGTAGTAACTGTAAGAGAAACAAATCCAAAAGGACCAATGTTAAAAGTTGAATCTACAGATACAGTTAGATTAGCAACAGCAGACGCGAGTGCTGCAAAAGTAAAAAGTATTGCAGTTATTCCTGGAATTGATGATGCTTTTGACACGTTATATATGATTGTAGAGAGAACAATAAATGGTGCTGTAAAACAATATGTAGAATTTTTAGAAGATGATTATAGAGAAGCTGATGGTCATACTGAATCTGATCAGTTTTATGTAGATTCTGGATTAACCTATACAGGTAGCTCTACTAGTACAGTATCAGGACTAGATCATTTAGAAGGTGAAATAGTTGCTGTATTAAATAATGGTGCTGTTGAATCTAGAAAGACTGTGTCGTCAGGAGCAATAACTTTAAGTAATGCTACTACTAAATGTCATGTAGGATTACCATTTACAGCAGAATTAGAATCTGTCAATGTAGAACCTAAAAGTCAGTATGGAACAACTCAAGGTAAAAGAGGCAGAATAGATAAAGCTATATTTAGACTATTTGAAACTCCAGCATTAAAAGCAGGTCCAGCTTCTTCTAGTGTAGAAGTTGTACCATTTAGAACGACTACAAGTACTATGTCAGCAACTAAGCCTAAGACTGGGGATTATACATTTAGCATGCCTGCTGGCTATACTACAGAAAATAAAATTTATGTTAAATCGGATACAGTGCAAGCTTGTACTATATCCGCTATAATGATACAGATGAGTACTTATTCATGATTGTTGTACCTTTTGAAGATTGGCATTTTAACTCTATAACTTTAGAGGGCCCTGAACAAAAAATGATTGAGAACTATGGCAAAACGTTTAATGACCTAGTTCAATGTCTTAAGCACGTTGGTTGCACATTTTCCTGGTACCAAGATAAGAGAATTATTGGGATCTGTGGAGTTATGCCTCA